CTACAAAGCCTAGATCTTGCCTGCCCGTTGCACCGGTGTAGGTTAGTCTATTCGCTAGTAGGTTATTGCTGCGCTCTTGGTTGTAACCTACTTGTACTTTTTTTAGTGCCGGTAAGAAGTTAAACTGGTTACCCGCTAGACGTGCCCCTCCTCCGGTTGTACCGTCGAGGGTTACGTCGTCGCTAACAGTAGAAGTAAAAGCTTTAGTGCCGTCCTTATAGTAGGCGCTTATAGTTCTAGTGGTTACGGTACGCTCTAAGTATTGCTCGAAGTAGTAAACCCCCTCGCGCTGGTAGAACCTAGCGCCGAAGGCTATACAAAGCTCTTTAAGAATATCTAAATAGTTAGAGTAAACGTAGGTACCGTCTTCTTCTCTATCTGCAAATACTAAGGCGTTAAAACGCGTTAAAGTAGTTACGTCGGTAGAAGTGTTGTACGTGTGTTGAGTGTCCCAAATATTAACGCTAGTAGCGTAGAGTAGGTCGTCGTCTGCGTATAAGCTGTCTATTCCTATAGCGTCTGCTGCACTCTCTATAAAACTCTCTAGGGTTACATTACCCGTAATAGTATACTCTTTATTAGCTAGGTGCCCTATACCGTCTACAGCTGTAATACTAAAGACGTAGGGCTTATGCGTATCTTCTATAGTTACTAGATCCTGCATAATAATACCAGCCCAGTAAAGCTTTAGCCCGTTATCCGGCGGCAGCTCCGTATCGTAAAAGTCAAATACTAGCCCGTCCTCTACCGTGCTGCCCTCTCCGTAAATACGTAAAGTAAAGCGCTCCTCTTGGTAGTTGTTAAGCAGGTTTATAAAAGTGTCGAAGCCGTCGCTATTGTTATAGGCGCTTATCGTACAGTTAGAGCCTATAATAGGGCTTACTATATCGTCCGTTTCTCCGCTGTAGTTTAAAGTAAACCCATCGCCCGCAACAGTAAAAGCCTCAGCGTCTCCGCTAAAGCTGCTGTCGTGGATCTCTATTTTAAAGAGCTTATCCGTTGAGCTGTGAAATTCACTATATAACCGTAACCCCATATTTAAAACCCTCTATATCTGCTTCTCGTTCTTCCTGCTTTCTCGGTGCTTAAGAGGATGTCCTGGCCGCTTAGGCGTCCGTACACCTCTACAGCCCCACCGGCACCGCCGGCTATTTGTGGGAGCTTGCTAAGTGGTATTACTGCCTCGCTCTCGCGGCCTTCTCCAATAAGCGCAAGCGTTGGCCCGGTAACTATACCACCCTCTGCTAGTCCCGGTATACCCATAGCTGGTAAGGTTACGAGCTTCATAGCTGTACCTATACTTTGTAAGCTAGTGCCCGCTAATCCTCCGGTAGCTAAGCTCAATACTACAGCTAGGATAGCCGCTACAGTAACAGCTGCTAAAAGCTGGGCTATTATACTTTGAATAGCTTGGCCTAGGGTTTGCATAAAACTAGTAGCTAATAGACCTACGGCAGCGGTTAAGGCTTCCGTCCTGCTAGCTCCCTCGTCTACCATATCATTATACAAGGTAAACGCCTCGTCTACACTCATAACCATATTAGCCATAGCACTACCGAAGCCTTCGGCGATTTGTCTACCTAAACCTGCGGTTAAGTCTATAGCTTGGCTTAGAGGTGCCGATAAATCATTTAACCCCCGCTTGTATCTTGCTAAATTATTGCTATGTACCTGCGTAAAGCTATTATCTAGTAATTCTTTTACTCTTTTTTGGCTAGGGTAAAAATCTACATCTAAAGCTCTAGCTACAGTTTTAATAGAAGCCTCGTACTTTTTAGTAGCCTTTTCCCCTTCTTCGGTTGTTTTATTATTCTCGCGCTGCGCGTCTTGTATTTTATAAATACCTTCCCTAACTTTTTGGCGTTCTTCGCGAAGCTTGTTTAGGTGTTTTACTAAATCTTTATAGCGCTGGGTTTCATCATAATCGAAAAACGGATTACTATAACCGTCTTTAAATTTCTTTATAGCTTTTAGCTGGTTGCCTATAGATCCAGTAAGCAGGTCGAATCTGCCTTGTAGCTCTTCTAAACCTTTCTGCTGGTCTTCACTACCTACGGCTTTATCTACGGCCTCTTGCGTTAAGTCTACCTCTTTGCGTAGCGCTAAATACAAAGCTACTACTCCAGCTATGGCTATACCTAAAGGCCCCATAGCAGCAGTCAAAGTACCAAAAGCTAAAGTAAGGGAGCCTACAGCCGCAATAACTAAAGGTACCATAGCGAGTAAGCCCGCTAGTATAACTTTATTATAAAGCTGGGCGTCGCTCATTCCGCTAATGGCTTTCGTAATCTTACCCATAGTTTCGGTAAGACCTTTAAGCACATTCTTAAATATTTCGTTTTCGGTAATGGCTTCGCCTAATTCAATAAGGGCGCCTTCCGTTGCACTTTGTAAAGTCTTAAAGGCTCCGGCGGTGTTATCCATCATTTCCTCGGCCATAGCTGCCGCGGCGCCTTGTGCATTTTCGTAGCTAGTGGTAAGACTATCTACGGTACCCATTTGCTCAGTAAGCACTAATAAAGCACCCTTAGCGCGTTCCCCTACTAAGTCGTTAGCTTCTGCTAGGTTGATATTTTGGCTCGCTAGCTCTCTAAAGGTTTGGCGCATTGGCTTACCTTCCTGGTGCAGCTCGCTAAGTATCTTCTTTAAAGCGGTTCCTGCTATAGAGCCCTTTATACCGTTGTTCGCTAGAGCTCCCAGCATTGCGCTAGCCTCCTCTATACTTACGCCGGTAGCCTTGGCAATAGGTGCCGCAGTCTTCATAGCCTCGGCGAAGCTCTCCATATCTAGGGAGCTGGTCGCGAAACTCTTAGCCATTACATCGGTAACTCGTCCGGTCTCCTCAGCATCTAAGCCGAAAGCTCTAAGCGAAGATCCCGCTACCTCAGCAGCGCGTCCAAGCTCGGCCCCTCCAGCTTGCGCTAGGTATAGGGTGCTCTCGGTAACTTTGTCTATTTCGCTAGCGGTAAAACCAAGCTTAGCAAATTCGGTTTGTAGACCGGCTACCTCGCTAGCTGTAAACGTAGTAGAAGCCCCTAGCTTTTTTGCTTGGGCCTCTAATGCTTTAAATTCTTTGGTAGTGGCTCCCGATACGGCTTTTACCTTACTCATCTCGGCCTCAAAGCCGGAGAAGGTTTTAACGGAAATAGCACCTAAGCCAATAAGCGGAGCAGAAATACTACGGCTTAGGTTCATTCCTAAGCTTTTCGCTTGTGATCCAAAGCGGCGCATTTTACTACCGGCTACCTTTAAGCCTCTAGTAAGTCCGCTAAGGTTTGCACCTATCGCAATGTTAGTACTTATATTGCTCTTTTTTGCCATTTCGCTAGTATTGCTTTAGCTTCCGCTTTAGTTAGTTGTGGCCCTGCTTTTTGTGTAATGTCCCAAGGAAATTTATAGAGCTCCTTCGGTTTTACTCTTTTGCCTTTAGGTAGCTGAAGATTTACTAGCGTTACCGTTTGGCTTCGCATTACCTCCCTAAGCTCGCGGCTCTCTGCTTCCCTCTTTTCACTAAAACCCGCTACAGCATTATTAAGGCTGCGCGGGGTAAGGTGTAAGTACTCGCTGTAATTATAACCTAGTAAGCCTAGAGCTATCTCTTCGCAGCGGTCAAAAGTAAGAGGGGCTTCGGGGCCTTTCGGGCCCCTAGCCCCTTCTACTTTTTTGCAGGTGTAAAGCTTTCGGTAAAGATTGCTAGCACTTCTTCTAAAGCTACTGGGTTGTCGTCTAGCCAGTCGGCCACCTCTTCCGTAGTAGCGTTAAACTTTTCCCCCTCTACTCTAGCACCTTGCTTAAGCCCGGCTTTAATAAGCTCGATAGCTTGGCTTAGTGTTAGGCTGTCTCCGATAGAATCCAGCTGCGCTAAGGTGTACCCGGTAGCGTCCGTAAATTGCATTAGCGCGGCGAAGCCGAACTTAACTGCTCTCTCTTCCCCTCCTATTTTAACTCTCTTTACCATTTGCTTTAAGTGTTTGTGTTAGTGTTTATTACGCTACTGTAGAGTAGGTAATAGCTCCCGTAAGCTCGAATGTAGCCGAGTACGTTACGTTATCCTCCATACCGCTAGAAACCTCTAAAGAAGTTACGTAAGCTGAAGCTTCCCAGTAGTGGTCGCCCGATACTTCGGTAGAAAATTTAACTGTAAGCTGAGTGCGACCCGACCAAGCTGTCATAAGATCATCTACGCCGTAAGCTGCATCTTCAGCGTATAAAGCAGATACTGAAATAGTACCCGATTTTGTAGCCTCCAATAGCGAGCGCGTGCCGCTAGAGTCTTTAGTAGTTGCGTCTCTCGTGTCCATAGAGAGAGAAATAGAGCCCTCGGTAGCGTGAGCTATTAGAGTAGCGCCTGCATAAACCCCTAAAAGGGTTCCGTTCATAATTCCGGTAGTTGCCATTTTTAATCTAGATTATTTAGTTGTTCTTCAATTATTACGGGGGCCTCAGCCCCAAATTCTACAGCCTTACCAGCTTCTATAAGCTCTAGGCCGTATTCGTTTACTACGCTTAAAGTTAGACCTTTCGATAGCTTCTTACCGCTTGGCAGGGTTACTTTTTTCGTTAGTGTTATTTTCATCGCTTAACTCTTATTATATACTCCGAGCTCGTTACGTAAGTCTCGGTACCTGGGTCGTTATCGGCGTCTAAGTCTATAAACTGTATAGAGTCAATAACTACACCCGCTACCGTTCCGGTGTAACGATCTAGAGCGGTTCTTACTTTGTTTGTTAAATCGCTAGCCTCTGCGTAAGTTTCGCTAGCTACTACAATATCGTAGCGTACCTCGTCTAAAGTACTTACCCCGCTCTTAGTATCGCTAGGGCTTGTATCTTGTAGCACATATACTATAAAAGGGAAGCCTGCGCCCTGCGCTGCTATCTGCGGGTAAACGCGAGTACCTACGATAGCGTTTACGTCGCTGTCGCTAGTTAGGATTGTGTATATAGCTTTTCCTTCCGTCATTATCTAGTAAGCTGGTATAAGCTCTGCTTTAGTATTTT